CCGTTGCTGATCCCGCCTTTATCAATGCCCTTCCTTTCAGGGCATACCAAGAAATCTATAACGAATGGTATCGGGATCAAAACCTACAACCCAAAATATCATACTCAAAAGGCGATGTCGCTAACGACGATCAAGCCGCCCTTACCCAAATTCGAATTCGAAATTGGGAAAAGGACTACTATACATCGTGCCTCCCTTGGGCACAAAAAGGCGATCCCGTAGGAATCCCAACAGATATCACCTACAGGCAACAAGGAATCCTTATGGATTCAATCGGGGATTCAGGAGACGCCACACCAGACACACTATCCAACTCTGCAGTCGGATTAACAGCACAATTCGGTGGATCCTCAGTAGGAGCTAATATCGATAACATAGAACAGCTATCAACCAACGTAAACGACCTGAGAACAGCCGTTCGTGTTCAAGAATGGCTAGAGCGTAACGCTCGTTCAGGTTCCAGATACGTGGAATCAATACTGGCTCACTTCTCGGAGAGAGTGCCAGACTATACAGCCGACCGTCCGGTATATCTCGGAGGAGGCAAGCAACCCGTGGTAATCTCTGAAGTACTTCAAAATTCAGCTTCCGTAGTGGAAGGTGATCTACCACACGAAAACGTCCCTGCATCCCCTCAGGGTAATATGGCAGGACATGGTATTTCCGTTGGGAAATCCAATAACTTCAAATCAAAATTCACCGAACACGGCTATATAATCGGAATCGTTTCCGTAATGCCTAGGACCACATATCAGCAGGGACTAGACAAGGTATGGCAAAGGGCCAATAAGTTTGACTTCTTCTGGCCTGAATTCGCACAGCTGGGTGAACAAGCTGTACTCAATAGCGAAGTTTACAATGACTATGCCGCTACAGGCGAAGAAAACGAAGCTACGTTCGGCTACCAGTCTAGGTATGCCGAATATAAATACCGTCAATCCCGAGTCAGTGGGGATTTCCGTGACAACCTTGCATTCTGGCATATGGGCAGAATCTTTGCAAACCCCCCTGCTTTAAACTCGGACTTCATCACAGCAGACCCGAGAACAGACATATTCGCTGTAGAGGATGGAACTTTAGATAAACTCTATGTACAGATATATAACCAAGTCAAGGCTATTCGTCCAATGCCTACCTATAATGTTCCTACTCTCTAGCTGCTCAGTGGAGATTTACTCCACTAAACAACTAAAAATAGGCCCGCTCCCCCCTCGTTCCGGAGGGGGGACAGGAGGGACTGAAAGTGGACCGGAGGCGGACAGCTTGCTGTCCAGACCCGGCCGGACACTTGAAATTAATCGAAGATTAAACTATAAACATGAAGAAGAAAAACATAAAAACGTCCTACAGGACACAGCACACCTACGAATTCCGTACCGAATTCGGAACTACTAACACTCAACCGTCACTTACAATCCCCGGTGACGCCTACACAATTCCGCAACTCTTGGAGAAAGCCAGAGGCGGAATACCCCTTTCTTCCTTGATCAATGTAAAAGAAGGACACTTCTCCAAGGAAGAAGACTTCGAAGCTTTCGCGCCCGAACCCGACTTCGACTTTGTCGACGTCGAAAACCTCAAAAATGCCTCTGATGAAATCATCAAAGAGGCAGAAAAAGAGCTTGCCGAAATCAAAAAAGGAAAGAAGACTAAGAAGGGCTCAAACGACGCCGTAGAAGGAGTCAAATCCCCTTCTGAGGCTTCTCCCGATTTAAAAGAGGAAAGCTCTGAAAACAGCCCTGAAACGGGAACCCCGTCAGGCTGAAAAACAACCTGTGTATTATACCAACACTTGATGGTATAATACACAGGTGACAGAGAACAAGAAAAAAGTACGTATCTTCACTCAAAATAAAAAAGAAAATTATGCCTACTTTCGGAGATGTAGCCGCACCAGCAACCAACTTAGTTGGATCAATTATATCCACTATAGCGGCAAAAAAGGCTCAAGAGCGTGAAAACGCTCATAACAAACAAATGGCGGAATATTCCTACTCAAAAGACCTTGAAATGTGGAACCGCCAAAATCAATACAATGCACCGGAATCCCAAATGGAAAGATTCAAGGATGCCGGTCTAAATCCAAACTTAATATACGGACAAGGTAATGCAGGAAATGCAGCTACCCTTCCAAAATACAACGCGCCAACTCTGCGCGAAAAAACAGCAATGCCAGATATATCTGGCGTGCTATCGTCCTATCAGGACTACCAACTAAAACAGGCGAATATTGATATCGCCACCGAACAAAAGCGAATGCTTCAAGAAAAGATAGCGTCGGAGTCCGTCAATCGTGCTCTCAATAATTCACGATGGATAAATCTGGCAAACCAGAACCGGTATTGGCATGGTACGAAGAATGATTTCTTCGGTCAACCTTCGGACACAAATTACTCAGTCCGGCAAAACTTCCTAGGCAATACTGCACAACAAAAATGGATGCAATCAAATCAGGCTACGACCTTATCAAAATACTCTTGGCAGATAGCCAAGCAAAATCTAAACCTGCTTGAAAAGCAGAACAAATATTACTTCTGGAATAACGTCGGATCAGGCGTCGTAAAAGGAGCAACAAACTTAGCAGGTCGCTTCCTTACCGGAGCCAAAGGTGCCGGTAAAATCTCTAAGGGACTCAAGTCCCCCATTAAGAAAAAGATGTCTTTTTCTGATATACGCAAAATGCAACGTACAAACCGGGATATCCTTCCCAACTATAACTTTTAATCATGAGACGCAGACAACCCAAAAAATCAAGAAAGCGCAACTCGCGCAACAAAGGCTATAAACCAGCCACCGGTAAAGTCTATACAAACAATTCACGCGGGGGTTTCAGACTATGAAATGCATCAGGCCAATGACAATTAACAGGGGGGGTAAGAACATTACCCTCCCTTGCCGCATATGTATGCCCTGTAGGGTAAACCACGCTCAAGAATGGACCTTTCGTATTCAATCAGAAATGAAATTTGCAAAAACCGCACACTTTTTAACATTAACCTATGACGATGAAAACATCACACGCAACGACCTCGGATACGGGGTACTGGTCAAAAAGGACTTCCAGAAGTTCCTTAAACGTTTACGCTTTAACATCAAACGGATGGAAGATGACCTTATCAAAGAACTCCCCCCCAACAGCTTTACGCGCTTTCCGCCCGTACGTTACTACTTGGTTGGGGAGTACGGGGAGGAGAGTTATCGACCTCACGGTCATGCTATCATCTTCAATGTACCAAAATCAATCTTAGAACAGATACAACAAATATGGAAACACGGATTCGTAAAAGTCGGAACAGTAACGACTTCAAGCATACGCTATGTAACAAAATACATAACAAAATGGGATTCTCGGGACCTAGACATCAAAGAGCTTACCCCTCCATTCAATCTAATGTCACTAGGGCTAGGTGGTAAGTACGTCAACGAGGAATCCATAGAATATCACTCACGGATCGGCAACTCAGCCGTTATCCGCAAAGGGGAGCAAATAATTAAACTCCCCTCATACTACAAAAACAAAGTACACAACTTGGAAGACTTCAAAACTGCATTGAGGCTCCACAGAGAAAAAAAGGAGTTTAAGCAGTTTGTTGAAAACCAAGAGCAAAAAATGATCGATAAGATCATATCTGAAGGAGGAGACGTCTATAATCACCTCCTGAATGAAGAAAAAGCTTTACTTTACAAATTATCATCACATAAAAGAAACAAGCTATGAGCAACTTATTTAACATTGCACGCAACGCAAGGCCAAGAAAAAACGCCTTCAACCTCTCACATGAGGTAAAAATGTCCATGAATATGGCGGAGCTTACTCCGTTCTATCTAGAGGAGGTCGTACCCGGAGACAAATTCTCCGTCTCCTCTGAAATTATGATGAGGCTTGCTCCAATGATCTCACCCGTTATGCACCGCGTTAACGTCTTTACCCACTTCTGGTTCGTACCGAACCGTATCGTCTGGGACGGATGGAAAGACTTTATTACAGGAGGTGAGGATGGTCAAAATGCCGCAATCATACCCCGCATGGCTATCGATACAGCCAATGCACCCAAATATGCTAAAGGAACACTTGCCGATTATTTCGGTGTTCCTGTAGCACCAACAACCGTTGCTGATCCCGCCTTTATCAATGCCCTTCCTTTCAGGGCATACCAAGAAATCTATAACGAATGGTATCGGGATCAAAACCTACAACCCAAAAT